CAGGGGCAGAACGAGCGAGTACGTCCGAGGCTAATTCAATCACTTCTTGTCTTAATGATTTTATAACTTGATGATAATTGCCTGAGTATCCTGCAAGCTCGGCTGCTTTCTTTGGATCACCTCCTGTCTGGATCAAATTGTCCAGAAAAGACTGTTGTTTCTCCGTAAGAGCTTTTGATTTGTTTGTTGTTTGTGGTAAGTAACTCATGCCCTCTATTATAGGTCTAGTATACGATGTTGTCAAGATATAAATAAACTAAAAAGGTCTTGACAATTTTAATATTTAACTGTACAATGATATAGTACCCCGGAGAGGGGAGTATATATATAATATATAGTGAGGGCTATTAAGACTTGTCTAGTGTACCGCCAAGGACCTGTCTAGTAAACATCCAATCTTTCTAAAAATGTATATGATTGCTATATATAGGGTGGGTGTACCCCTGTGCATCCTGCCTCCCCCATTGATCAAAAATTATACAACTAGCCAAAGCCCTACAGATTATCCTAGTTGATCAAAAATTATACAGCCCCTTTTTAGTTGCTCCCCGATCTAGAACTAAACAGAACTAAACAATCTTTATCCTAGTTCTAGCTGTGCCCCGTCTAGTAAACAAAGAACCCCGTTTAGTAATGCACAGATATCCCTACAATAAACTAAACAATCCTCCGCTAATGTTTAACTAAATCAACCGCATGGGTGGTTATTCACTAGGTAGGGCAGCACGTAGTTATCCAACATACTAAACATCTCGCTAAGGGCTTCTATTTAGCTGCTACGGGTATCTCTTTGCTAGGTTCTTTTTAGTGGGTGAGAGCCGGTTTAAATTATTTTCAGCAGCCCTATTGTATTTCTGATCCTTTCCTGTAATATGTGCCTTATGTATATAGAACAAGTTATTAAAATCCAAAACGGGCTTGATGCTATGTGCATGTTTTTTAATCAATATAGGAAAATATAAAAATGAAATATTTAACAGCAAGAAATCTTGAGACTCAAAGCGAGGGCAAGTATCAGAAAGGGCAGACAGCTAAAGATAAATTTAATAATCTACATGTCTTTCAAGGGATCGGAAAGGATGGCTCAAATGTGTGGTTACTGGTTCTAGTTTATCAGCACGATCTAGAGCGTTATAGATTCAATGATAATGCTAACGATCTTAGAAATGCTAAGCGATCTTTAAGGAAAGCTTTTGCACCTCGTCCTGATTCGAAATTCAACTGGGGCAAGTCTTCGAAAGGTACTTTTTATAACAATTTCCAACAGTCAGCAGGCTATGGAAGGATTAGAGGATAAAAATGAAAATTAAAAATAGTACAGCTAAAAAGATTGCTATTGATTTAGTAACTGAGCAGATATATTGTAGTTTATGTAATATTTATGAGAATTTAGATAATGGATATTGCGAAAAATATACAGAAAAGCAGCAAGATGAAATTATGAAACAGGCGGAAAAGGCTGCCTCTAGAGCATTAGTTAAAATTGATTCAAGATTTAAAGGCTGCAAAATAGACTGGTAATATTAATAATCCTGAGCAAGATTTAAAACTGCTCCTGTCTCCGGAATTAACCGGACTGATGAGAGTTCCGCAAGGAATATCGAAACAGAAAATATATAGGAATATAAAAAATGAAAATAACTAAACAAGAGCATAAAAAAATGCTAAGTGATCAAATTGCACTTATTAAAGTAGAATATTTAAATGAAGATATTTACTCTTTAATAGATTTGTTAGGATTAGATCAGAGAAAAATTGATAAACAAGCTGATAGAATAAAACATGCTATGAGCATGCCAACAGATAAAGGGCATCATTTAGACCATTGGGATGCGTTAGAATTTTTAAATGATTTGGATCAAATATGGGAGGATAAATAAAATGGTTGATACATTAGATAAAATAGTAGATAATTATTACTTAACTGCAGAAATGCCAAATTACGAGGAATAACAAAATGATTAAAATTTTAGAAAAAGCAACGTATAAACTAGATAAAGTTTTACTAGTGGATTTATTAGATGAGTATAAATGCGATGAAACTACAGATTATGACGAAGTATGGAGAGGAGGCTACGCAATCTATACTTTTGACGAATGGGAATATTCATGGACGAAACAGGAATATATAAAATATGATGGTTTGCTAGATGATCCAAAAGGTTGGGGCAATGTTTTTGATAATGTTGCATTACCTAGATTCAAGGATTATTGTTTAGCTATGTTAAGTGAAATGGAGTAAAAGAAAATGATTAAATTAAGTAAGGCGAGCAAAATGCCCTGCAGAAGTTGGAGTCTTCAAGCCATAGAAACCTGTCCGGCATCAATGGGTTCTGATGGTGAATTAGTCGATGCATGTAAAGGATGCTATGCAACTACCGGAAACTATCTTTTTCCGAATGTAAAAGCCCCTAGATTGCACAATAAAGAAGACTGGCAACGTGCGGAATGGGTAGCGGATATGATAGCGGAACTGGACAACGATAGATATTTTCGATGGTTCGATAGTGGCGATATGTATGACCTACGATTAGCTAAAAAGATGCTAGAAATTTGTAGGGCTACACCATGGACAAAGCACTGGATACCGACAAGAATGCACAAGTTTAAGAAGTTTAGAAAAGTTATTGATGAACTAAACAAGCTTGATAATGTTGTTGTGAGGCTCTCAAGTGATGGTGTAAATGGTGAAATTATAGATGGTGTGAATACATCAACTATAATTCCTTACGATGATACACCCACAGTTGCGGAGATTTGCAAGGCATACTTGAATGATGGCAAATGCGGAACGTGCCGCAGTTGTTGGAATAAAGATGTTCCCGTAGTGGCTTACGTTGCACATGGGCAGAGGATGAAAAAGGTATTAAGAGAAAATAATTTAATTAATACTTTACAAGTGGCATAAAATAGTATTTAATACAAGATATAAAACAATATAGGAGAAAATAGAATGACTAATGACGATTTAGGATATTTAAAAGATTATGTGAACGAACTTAATAGATGGAATGTTAGAGTTTTAAAACAGTCTGAGTTGGTTTTAGAAAAAGATTATAAAAAGATCATGCAAAAAGTGCAGGACGATATGGAAGATTTAGCAGGATACTATGAAGGTACACCGGCTTGGGATGTTGGCGGTAGATATGGGCTTTTACATACTGTTAAACAAGAACTGTTGACGTGGTGGTTTGAAAAAATTAGAGACGAGGAGAAAAATAAATGAATGAAATTGAAAGATTGCAAGAAGAAAATGAAAAGTATGAAAAAGTTATAAGGCTTTTGAATGAAGAGATAATAAGATTGAAAGCGGAGGTGTTAAATAAAATTAAATAAAAAAAAAGATTGACATTTAAAATTAGATGTGATTTAATTCACATACTTAAAATTATATAGGAGAAAAATATGAAAGGTAGAGATTTGTTTGAGGACTTTGACAATATAATATTCGAAGACGATAACATAAATTGGAAGGAGTTTATAGAAGATATAGACATAAATAAAAATAAAAATGAGGAGAAAAAATAATGAGTAATGTAATAGCAATTAATAAAACGTATGATGTTTTAAATGGTTTAGGTGATTATGGTGAGGCAGGTTTTAATGTTTACACAAGACCTGTAAAATTTATAGATGCTAATGATGAGATTCAAGTTGTACCAAATAAAAAGGTATTAGTTAGAGATGATAACAATGAGTCAGTCGGTATAGTTGGGCAGAATTATGAGGTTGCACAACATCCTGATGCATTTAGAACTGTAGAGAGAATCATTGCAGGTTCTGATCTAGATACGACAGGAATTTCTAGAGACATACAAGTAAGTCATGATGGTGCGAGAGCATATGCCGTCTACACTTTACCGGCTCACTCAACAGGGCAAGGGAAAGAAGAGACAGCACTACAAATATCAACTAGAAATAGTTTTGATGGCTCGTGGTGTTTCCATGTAGAAGTAGGTGCGGTTAGAATGATATGCCTGAATGGGCAAGTATTTCTAGACAGTTTTGCAATGTTTAAAGCGAGGCATACTGCAGGCTTAAACATGGATCATGCAGCTAGGAAGTTGTCAAGGGCTATTGATGTGTATCAGCATGAGTCTGAGAGGTGGTTGAAGTGGCAGAATACATCTGTTACAGACAACGAGGCATTTAAAACCTTTGCAGATGTAGCAGGTTGCAAGTTTATTACACCTGTTAAGGCTATGACTAGCACAGTCGAAAGTTTATTACTTGAGCCGGAAGTTTATAGGAATAGAACTCTTATGAATCTATGGACACAATATACTAGCGATGAGAGAAAAGCATTAGGTAGCACCGCATGGGCTATGTATAATACTATGACTCACTGGGCTACGCATGCTGAGGCAACTAAATCTACAGCACAGAAAAATATTGCTGCGATACAGGTTGCTAGGCAGGATAAAATTAGACAGGCTGCTAAGAATAGCATCTTGTTGGCTGCATAGCTGAGAAGGTTTGCTAGTTCCTTGTAAAAACTAGCACTTGACTTTTGGAAAGACATGTGTTATAATGATATTATATTATATAATATATAAAGATATATATATAAATATATTTATTAATATATATATATTTATATTATAAATATAACTTATAATACTTATATAAAATTAAATAGGAGGGTTAGATATGAGTGAGTTAGAGAGAGAAGTTGGTAAAAGTATTACTAAATACTTAGAAGAAGTAATTGAATATTCAAATGTGATTGTAGGTATTGAAGATAAAATCTATAATGCTGAGGAAGACATAGAACGTAATCATAACTATGCAATACAACATGCAGATGATATTCAAAACAATCTTGAATGTGAGATTGAAGATTTAAAATCTGAGATTGAAAGTCTGAAAGATATGATTGAGTCTATAAGGGAGGGCTAGTGTATAAACCTATCTTCGGTTATGATGATGAAGGTTCTAATGTTGAGTGGTATTGGAGTGATCAAGTAAAACAATATCACAAGACTTGGAAACCTAAAGTGTCTGATGTAATAATAAAACAGTTGACAGATAAAAAACAATATGATAGAATACAAAAAGAAATATGGGAAGAGGTTATGTTATCTGAGAATCCAAAGAAACAAAAGCTAACCGGCATATACAAAATGAGGAAAAACAAATGAGTAATTTAATACAACAAGAACAAGAAGAGAGATGGTACGAAGAAGGATTAGAGATAGCTAAAGGCATAGACTTTACAGAGCCTTACTGGGATTTGTTTGCAGCTAGTTATGTCTCTAGTATGAAAGAATTATATACATGAGGAGTGCAACACAGAACATATCTCATACATCTAAGACAGGTGTAAGAGGTAAGAGAACTTGGCAAGGTCGAAGGAACGTAGGTACTTCAACAATGCCGAAGAGAAAGAAACAAACCTACAAAAAATATAGAGGGCAAGGAAAATGATTAAAGATATATCGCAAGCAACATTAGATGTTATTGAAGCTATCAAACAAAAAGGTGCAGTTAAATTTACATACAAAGATAAAGACGTAACACGTTACATAAAACCTGCACAATTTTATGGAGACTTCGAAGGCTTTGAAGGAGTTGATGTAGCAGTAGATGAGTATAGAAAATTTAGTTTTAAATCTATGAGTAGATGGGATGGATACTTTGCATCAGCATATGTTATACAAAACAATATAGATAAACTTGAAGAGGCAGTACAAAAATCTAGAGAGATTACTAAAGAGGCTAAAGGACTTAGCTATCCTGTAGTAGAAATTATGTGTAAGCTTGAAAGATTAGCAGAGACTGTAGGACTTGAGAGAGACATGGAATATATGTTAGATGATACAGTACGTGAGGCACAACATAACTTAGAGAGTGCATTCTATGATTGTGAATCTGTATTTGAGGAACATCTTAAAACATTACAATTAGAATTAGATGAGATAGAAAACGTATGAATATATTTTACTTTAATGAATGTCCGGTTGAATCTGCACAAGCACAGCCGGACAAGATGCTAGTGAAGATGCCATTAGAGACAGCACAGATGTTGTGTACTGCTCATAGAGAACTAGATGGTGATGGATATGCAGATGCTAATGGACTATACAAACGAGCATACTGGAATCATCCTTGTACGATATGGGCTAGAGAATCATGGGATAATTATCGATGGTTATACAAACACTTCGTAGCATTAGGTGATGAATACAAACACAGGTATGGTAGAGAACATGCAAGTATTACAAAGTTAAAAGATGCATTGTATTGGCATCCTGATAACATTAAAGACAAAGGACTAACACCACTAGCACAGGCTATGCCGGATGAGTATAAGAATGCTGATCCGATCAAAGCATATAGAAAATATGTAGTCAATGAGAAACATTATGCTAAGTGGGAGAAAGGTAGAGAGCAACCTAAGTGGTGGTCACATGACAGAGTATGATGTACATAAGATGTATGCAGATCAGATTAGTAAAGATACAGTCTCGTCTTTGCATGCAAACAAAGGAGTACTAGAAGTAAGATATGCAGATGGTACTATGGAGATTTATAAACAAAGTAAATGGAAAAAGAAATTAAAGTTAATTAAAAAAAGAGCTTGACTTTTATTTTAATTAGTGTATAGTGAGGATATAATGATAAAGTTAAACGACAGAGAGATAAAATTAAATAGAGATCAGTACCTAAGATTAGGATCAGATTCAAATATACTTAGCGATATGTATGAGATGAAGTTAGGACATGAGTTAAGATTGTTAGGTGATGATTACATTTTAAAATTTTTAGACAGCCAATCTTTAGAAATATTTATTGGTTACATTTATAAACAATATTTGAGGGAAGCATAAACATGAGTCACACGTCAGCCGATCTAGCCCTCACTATATCACAATGGCTACGTGTCTGCCTACCTATATGGGCAGGTCAGTTATGGAGTTCTGAAGGCTCAGTTAAAAACTCCTTGACTTTTAATAATAGTTATGATATATTACACACAATCACATAAAGGAGAAAAAAAATATGAGTGATATAAAAAAGGGAACGCAGTTCATGCGTGGAGAAGTAAAGTGGGCTAGTGTATTGACACCTAATACTACTTTCGAACCAACCTTTCAAGCATCTATCTACAATCCTATTGTAGTTAATAACTTTGGAGAGGTAATTGATTCTGATTCTGAAAGCATCGTTGCAAACTTTGAAAGCAGAGGCTTTAAGCACACTGTAAAAACAGATAAAGAAAGCAATGAGAAGTTCTTGTTCTTTAAAAGAAAAGCAAGAATCAAAAGACCTAAGAAGGATGGTGAAGGTAATAATGTTACTGATGAAACAGGGAAGTGGATCATGGAAGAAACAGATAATGATGTACCTCAACTGAAAGATAAAGATAACAACAACATTGATATAGCTATTGGTAATGGTTCAGATGTTATTGTTATGTATAAGGAGTGGGAAACTACACATCCTACCTTTGGTAACTTCAAAGGGTTGGACTTAGCAGGACTTCAAGTAGTACAACTACAAGAATACAATGCTGATGTAGGCTTTTCCGCAGTAAGTATGGCAGAAGTAGAGGAGTTTTAAATATGACAGAAGAAGATATAAAACCTTTTATAACTATTGATGATGTGCAGATTAACGTGGAGGACTTGCCGGAAGAAGGACAAGGAATCTTCGGTAGACTGCAACGATTGAATCAGAAGAAAGCAAACCTAACCTTGGACTTGGAAGAGTTACAAGCAGGTATAAACTTTTTCTCTAATAAGATTGTTGAGATAGTTAATGGAGAAGGTCAACGCAAAGCAGATGCAGTCGTAGATGCTGATGTAGTTGAAGAAGAACTATCTGAGTCAGACGATTCAGACTAGTGTGCCTAACAAGTTGCTAGACCTTGTAAAAACTAGCACAGTATAGTTGGGAGTGAGTCGTTGTAAAATCCTGTACGAGTGAGTACTTGGTCAAACAAGTAAGCGGACTTAAGAGAGGTTAAGGCTAAAAGTAAATGAGAACTAAACCACCATGCACTAACTATACACAATTTAATAATAACGTGAGGGAAATTATATGGCTTTTATACAACACAATGCTAAGTGCCCATCTTGTGGCAAGAATCACTTATCCGTAAACGCAGATGGTTCAAGTAAATGTTTCTATGCAACTTGTAATTCATTTCATCCTGCCCCTAATCAGGAATCAAATGTATCTAATATTACACAGCCTGTTATGGAACGTAAAGTTACACCAATACAATCTATAAATTCAGAAGGTTCATACGCAGCCTTAACAGATCGAAGGATATCCGAGGAGACTGCTAAGAAGTATGGAGTTAAAGTGGTTCATGGTTCGGATGGTAAACCTCTTGAACATCACTATCCATATTACAATGGACACGAGTTAGCACTAACTAAAATTAGAAAGCTTGTCGATGCTAAAGGAGAGAAGACAAAAGACTTCTTTACTAAAGGATCATATGAAGAGACTGCTCTTTTTGGTGAGCACCTATTCAACAAAGGTGGTAAGTACGTTACGATAACTGAAGGTGAGTGTGATGCGATGGCAACATATGAACTTATGGGTAGTAAGTGGGCTGCAGTTTCTATCAAGCGTGGTGCTGCCGGAGCAGAGAGAGATGTTAAAGATAGTCTTGAGTTCTTAGAAAGCTTTGAGAATATAATCATTTGTTTTGACAAGGATAAGAGTGGTACTGAAGCAGCTAAGAAAGTTGCTAGGTTATTCCAACCAAGTAAAGCTAAGATCATGACTCTTCCGAATGGCTTTAAAGATGCTAACGATATGTTGATAGCTAACAAGCACAAAGATTTTATGGAGTCTTGGTGGAGTGCTAAGACTTATACTCCGAGTGGTGTTATCAATGTCTCAGAAGAGAAGAAGAAGTTCTTCAATAGACCGGTTAAGGATAGCGTGCCTTATCCTTGGGAAGGATTGAATAAGAAACTATATGGCTTAAGACAAGGTGAGTTGGTTACTTTAACCGGTGGCACAGGACTAGGCAAGTCGTCAGTCACTAGAGAACTTGAGCATCACCTTATAAAGAATACTACGGATAACGTAGGAGTGATTGCATTGGAAGAAGATTGGAGAAGAACCATTGATGGTATACTTTCAATAGAAGCTAATGCAAGATTGTATATAGATCAAGAGAGAGAGAAGTTCTCTGAAGAAGAACTTGACAAATTCTTTAATCTGTTATATGATGGCGAGAATAAGAATAGAGTATGGGTTCATGCTCATTTTGGTACGAATGATATTGATGAGATATTTACTAAGCTAAGATTTATGATCATAGCATGTGAATGTAAATGGGTAGTGGTTGATCACTTACACATGTTAGTATCAGCAGTATCCGAAGGAGATGAACGTAGGGCTATTGATAATATAATGACTAGGCTTAGAAGTATAGTAGAAGAAACCGGAGTAGGATTAGTTCTAGTTTCTCACTTACGTAGAGCGAGTGGTGATAAAGGACACGAGAATGGAATCGAAGTAAGCCTTAGCCACCTAAGAGGTAGTCAGTCAATAGCTCAGCTTAGTGATTGCGTGATAGCCTTGGAAAGGAATCAGCAAGCAGAAGATACAAATGAAGCTAACACAACGAGAGTCAGGGTACTTAAATCTAGATACACTGGCGATGTTGGGATGGCAACTCATTTATTATATGATAGAGAAACAGGCAGGCTGAGTGAGTTTGATAAAGAATCTTTTGAAGAAGATGATGCAGACTTCTCAGCCTTGGAGTTATAATATGGATTTAGTATTTGATATAGAAACAAACAGAGTAGGTGATGGTGATATTGGTTTAGATACAGTCAACACTTTACATTGTATTGTTGCACAAGATGTAAACACCGAGGAGGTATTTAGTTATCCTCCTTGGGAACTTGATAAAGGTGTTGAACTTTTACAAAATGCAAACACTTTAATTGGTCATAACATTATTGGATTTGATATACCAATCTTAGAGAAGCTAACTAGTTTTAAACAGGAAGAGATTAAAGTCATAGATACTTTAGTTACTTCAAGATTATTTTATCCTATACGAGAAGGTGGTCATGGTTTAGAACGATGGGGCTTTAAGCTTGGGTATCCTAAGATAAACTTTGAAGACTATGATGAGTACTCAGAACAAATGTTGGAGTATTGTATTAGAGATGTAGAATTAAATACTAAAGTGTTCAGAGCCTTACAGCAAGAAGGTAAAGGATTCTCTAAAGAAAGTGTAGAACTAGAACATTCTGTTGCCTTGCCTTTAAGACAGCAGGAGTGGGATGGTTTTAAATTTGATATAAAGAAAGGAGAATTTTTACTGGCTGAACTTAGGGAGAAGATGCAAGCATCAGAGGATGAGGTACATAAAGTATTTAAACCTAAGATGGTTGACGATAAACTTGTTACTCCTTATATAAAAAAAGATGGTGAGTTATCTAAGAGAGGGTTGACAGATGATGAGTATGCAAGATGTATACGTACACAGGATGTTAATCCGTTCATGCGTAAACGTCTACAAGAATTTAATCTTGGTTCACGTAAACAAATAGGATCATACTTACAAGACTTCGGATGGAAACCTAAAAGGTTTACCCCTACAGGACAGCCCATTGTAGATGAGAGTATATTAATTAATATAACTACTATACCCGAAGCTAAACTTATAGGGGAGTACTTAACATTACAGAAACGTATAGCTCAGATTGATTCTTGGGTAAAAGCTTTACGCTCTGATGAAAGAGTACATGGGTTTGTTATACCTAATGGTACAATTACCGGACGTATGGCACATAACAAACCTAACTTAGCACAAGTACCTAGCTTAAAAAGTTTGTATGGTAAGGAGTGCAGAGAGTGTTGGACTGTCGAAGATGGTTACAACTTAGTAGGAATAGATGCTAGTGGTTTAGAACTTAGATTGCTTGCACATTATATGGACGATCAGGAGTATACAAATGAAATTATTAACGGAGACATACACACCGCTAATCAAAAAGCTGCAGGACTTGAATCAAGAGATCAGGCAAAGACATTCATCTATGCACTTATATACGGAGCAGGAGATGCAAAACTTGGGAGTGTGGTTAAAGGAAGCAGGCAAGATGGTAGAAGACTTAGGCAACATTTCTTTGATAATAACCCATCATTTAAAACTTTGCGAGACAAAGTATCAAGAGCAGCAAAGAAAGGATACTTAAAAGGATTAGATGGGAGAAAGATATTTATAAGGAGTGAGCATGCTGCATTGAATAGTTTACTACAGGGAGGAGGAGCAGTCATAATGAAGAAAGGATTAGCACTGTTTGATTCTCTTATAAAACTAAATACATATGATGCTAAGTTTGTAGCTAACATCCATGATGAATGGCAGATGGAAGTGCGTGAAGACATTGCAACTAATGTTGGTCAGTTAGCTGTAGATTGTATTAAGACTGCAGGAAATTATTATAACCTTCGCTGTCCTATGGATGGTGAATATAAAGTTGGGAGGGATTGGAGTGAAACACATTAGTAAGTTTTGTACTTTATGTAACACAAACAAATCTGTGGAAGATTGGTATAATGACAAATCAAAAATAGATGGGTTGGATGTTGTCTGCAAAGTATGTAGAACACAACAAAATAAAAAAACAAACCCTAAACATAATCCACAAAGAATGTATGTTAATGGTAGGTATGTACCTAAGTCTCATCCTTTATATAAAGCAGGTAGATTTAAAACTTTTGAAGGTGCAGCCTTTGCTTCTTTAAAAGGATATGAAAAAACAGATGAGGGTTATGTATATATTATAACTAATCCTTGTTGGAGTAATTGGGTAAAGGTAGGTATGGCTATAGATGCCGAAGATAGATGTAAACAATATCAAACAAGTAGCCCCTTTAGAGATTACAAATTATGTTATAGTAAATTCTTTGATGATAGAAAAGAAGCAGAAGCTAAAGCACATTCGTTATTAAAAAAATCTGCAGAAGAAAAAAAGGGTGAGTGGTTTAAAATTACACAGGATAAAGCACAACAAATCATAGAAACATTATGAAAAAATTAGATACATTAGTTGAAGATATATACAGTACCTTAGCTGTACTAGGCGAGGGTGAGGCTCTTGATGTAAGTGAAGAAGTACTAGACGAGTTCGGTAACGCTATGAAAGAAGCACTACGTCATTGGGCTACACCTAAGTCAAGAGATAAAGAAACTCTTAGGATGTCTAACATAGGTAAACCTTTAAGGCAGCTTTGGTATGACATGAAGTCAGAAGGAGAAGAAACGCAGAAGCTTGATCCTCATTTGTTTATAAGATTTTTGTATGGTCATATCTTAGAAGAGGTCATGTTGTTCTTGGTAAAACTTTCCGGTCATGAAGTTTCTGATGAGCAGAAACAAGTCAAGGTTAGTAATGTATACGGACATATGGATTGTAAGATTGATGGTGAAGTTGTAGATATAAAGACAGCATCTAGTTTTGCATTCAGGAAGTTTGCAAATGGTACGTTAGCAGATGATGATCCTTTCGGATACTTAGCACAGCTATCAGGATACGAAGAAGCAGAGAAGACAAAGGCAGGTGGTTTCCTTGTAATGAATAAGGAGAGTGGTGAATTAACTTTACATAGACCTAGTTTCTTTGATAAACCTAATGCAAAGAATAGAATAAGAGAGGTAAAGAAAGCATTGAAGCTTGACAATCCACCTGAATTATGCTATACTACTATACCTGAAGGTAAAGCAGGAAACATGAAACTTCCTAGGGGTTGTACTTATTGTAGACATAAGAATGAATGTCACAAAGATGCTAATGATGGCTCAGGTTTAAGAGTATTTAAATATTCTAAAGGCTTGATGTACTTAACCAAGGTAGTAAAAGAACCTAACGTACAGGAGATAACTAGGACATGAATGGTAGTAGAGCAAAACAAATAAGAAGACATGCTAAGGTTATGTTACTTAACTGGTTAAAAGATATGGTTACTCCTGAAGAAGCTAAGTCTATAAATGAAAAGAACTTTAAAGATTACTTACCTAAAGAAGGACATGTGTTTGCAAACAGAAAGTTTTTATTGTCAGCGTACAGTTTTAAATGGTTTGTAAAGAAGATTAAACAGATAAATAAAAAGGAGAACAAGGATGTCGAATCAATTAGATTTGAAGAACTACTCAGAGATGGAAGAGAATGATCTAATGAATGAAGATTTAACTACCATGATAATTGTATTAGGTAGTTTTTTGTATGCAGGTGGATCGTTAGAGGAAGTTGATTACATAGTTTTAGATAGAATGTCAGAACTTATAGACAATCGCCTTGATGGCATACCTGAAGATGTGAGCATACATTAATGCGAGGATATCGAAAGCCTAGAAAGCCTAGACCTGTAGAGAAAGATGTACCTGCAGGTTATGATTCTAATTGGGAGTACAAGTTACACATAGAACCTTTGCAAGATTGGGATCATCACGGAGATAAAATTAAATACACAGTAGAGCATACGTATGAGCCGGACTTTCGTAGGACAATAGATGGTGTTGAGTATTTACTTGAGGCAAAGGGAAGGTTTTGGGATCATGCAGAGTATAGTAAATATATATGGATAAGAAAAAGTTTGAAGAAAGATCAAGAACTTATCTTTGTATTTTTTAAACCACAAGCAGCAATGCCGGCAGCAAAGAAAAGAAAGGATGGTACTAAACGAAGTCATGCAGAATGGGCAGAGGCTAATGACTTTACTTGGTACTCAGAATATAATTTACCTAAAGAATGGACAGCAGAATATGGAATATAAATTTGACGAGAACATAAACTTAAATGGTGTTAAACAATACATTGATAGCACCTATACACAACACTACGCTCACTCTAAGTATCAAGCAACTGATATGATTATAGATGCAGGACATGGTGAAGGTTTCTGTATAGGTAACATCATGAAGTATGCTATGAGGTATGGTAAAAAGAATGGTAAGTCTGATGCAGATTTACTTAAAATTATACACTATGCATTGATTGCATTACATTTAAATGAGAAGGAGAAAGACTAATGGTCGAAGATAAGATAGGCAAGAAGCCTTACTTAGGAATAGTTATAGACTATGACAAGGAAAAGAAACTAGACAAGTTTAGTTTAGATACATTAAAGGATAGATATTTTTGGGAGGAAGAAACACATGCACAAGAAGCATTCGCACGAGCAGCCGTCTTTGGTTCAACGTATAAAGGCGAGACTGATTTTGATCTTGCACAAAGACTTTATGAGTACAGTTCCGATCTATGGTTTATGTTTAGTACTCCTATACTTTCTAACGGGGGAACGACTCGTGGCTTACCTATTAGCTGCTTTCTCAATTACGTACCTGACAGTAGGAGGGGTTTATCTGATCACTATGATGAGAACATATGGCTCGCAAGTAATGGTGGAGGCATCGGTGGATATTGGGGAAATGTTAGGAGCAATGGTATTGGTACTTCTAACTATAGTCGTTCTACTGGATCAATCCCTTTCATGCATGTAGTAGATGCAGAGATGTTAGCCTTTAACCAAGGCATTACTAGACGAGGAAGTTACGCAGCCTACTCGGACATATCTCATCCGGAGATCGAAGAGTTTATTAACATGCGTAAAGAATCAGGTGGAGATATAAACAGAAAGAATCTTAATATTCATAATGCTGTTAATATAACTAACGAGTTTTTAAAAGCAGTTAAAGAAGATACAGATTGGAGATTGATTGATCCTAAAACTAATGAGGCTGTTAAGATTGTTAGTGCGAGAGATTTGTGGTGGCAGATGTTGAATGCTAGAGCAGAAACAGGCGAGCCTTACATGATAAACATCGACACCTGTAATGAACACTTGCCTAAAGAACAAAAAGATTTAGGACTTAGAGTTAATCAAAGTAACTTATGTTCAGAGATTGTGTTAGCTACAAACGAAGAGAGGACTGCTGTATGTTGTTTATCTTCGGTAAACTTAGAACACTTTGATACGTGGAAGAAAGATACAAAATTTATTGATGATCTAATTACAATGCTTGACAATGTGTTAGAACATTTTATTGAAGATATAGTAGACACCAATAAACTTGGTGGGTACAGTGCAAATTTTAAAAGGTTTAAGAAATATGTTAAAAAAGAAAAAAAAGGATTACTTAAAGCTGCTTATTCAGCGTATAGAGAAAGGTCGGTGGGTCTTGGAGCGATGGGCTTTCATGCTTTACTCCAAAGTAAAGGACTACCTTTCAATGGTCTACGATCTACAAGCATCAATAATGTTGCCTTCTCGCATATCAAAGAGCGAGCTATGGAGGCAACTCAAAAACTTGCCGATGAACGTGGTGAGGCTTCTGATATACATAATAGCGGTAAGCGTAACGCTCATCTGTTGGCTATTGCTCCTAATGCCAGTAGTTCTATTATATGCGGTGGCACTTCCCCTAGTATTGAACCATATCGTGCTAACGTATTTACGCACAAAACTTTATCCGGTTCTTATCAAGTTAGGAATCAATACTTGGAACGACTTCTAAAGAAGAAAGGATTAAATGTAGAAGAAAGAGAACAGGTTTGGAAAGACATGACTATAGCTGACGGATCGGCTCAAGGTATAGAAGTCTTATCGGATGAAGAAAAAGAAGTATTTAAAACAGCTACGGAGATTAATCAAATCTATTTAGTTGAACATGCTCATATGAGACAGGCTTATGTATGTCAAAGTCAAAGTGTTAATTTATTTTTCACGATGCCTAAAGCTACTGAGTCTCAATCAGTGCATGATGAATACTTACAGTATGTCAATGATGTACATTGGTATGCTATGAATAAATTAAAATCATTATATTATTTTAGATCGGATGCTGCTCGTAACGCTGAGAACGTAAATGTTAAAGTACAAAGAGTTAGGCTTGAAGATGTAGAATGTTTAAGTTGCGAAGGATAAAATATGGCTATAACAGAAACAGGAGATTCACTTTACGAAAGCAGATACGATGCACTACATGCTAAGTACACCGCAGATGTTGCAATTTGCAAAGCAGAACTTAGAAATTATTTTAATAATAGTGTAGGGGTTGCAGAACATCCTCACACTATCGAATCAATGGATCAGTTAATGAATGAACTAACTTCGGCAGAAGAAAAGTTACAATCATTAATTGCTAATTTCTAATGGACGATTTGTTTAGTCAGTTTTGTAGACGTAAATGGTTAGACCATTGCGATGAAAATAAAACTGCACACTCGATAACCTATACAGAAAAAGAATATAAAAAAGAATTTAACAAATGGCTACTTGAAAAGTATGCCGAACAAAAGGATAACACATGAGCTTACTTAGTACTAGAGAATATTATAAACCTTTCGACCACCCTTGGATGTTTGAAAAGTATGTAGAACAAAATCAAATGCACTGGCTACCGGAATCTGTACCCCTACATACAGACGTTAAGGACTGGCAGGAATTAACCAATGAAGAAAAGAATTTACTCACACAAATATTTAGATTGTTTACTCAATCAGATGTGGATGTAGGCTCAGGATATATAGATAAGTATATGCGTATATTTAAAAAGCCTGAAGCTAGAATGATGATGTGTTCTTTTGCTAACATGGAATCAATACATCAACATGCATACAGTTTACTTTTAGATACTGTTGGTATGCCGGATATAGAATACAAAGCCTTCTCCGAGTATGAAGAGATGGCAAATAAACACGACTACATAAAAGACTTTAAACCTACTAGACGAGATAAACGGGCTATCGCAAGAACACTTGCAGTTTACTCAGGCTTTACAGAAGGCTTACAACTCTTTAGTAGCTTTGCAATCTTGTTAAACTTTCCTAGATTTGGAAAGATGAAAGGCATGGGGCAGATAGTTACATACTCTATACGTGATGAATCATTACACGTTGAGGCTATGACTAAATTGTTTCGTGAATTTATACAAGAGAACCTAGACATATGGACAGACGAGTTCAAGAAAGAACTCTATCAAATATGTAGAGAGATGGTAGAGTTGGAAGATAAGTTTCTTGATCTTGTATTTGAGATGGGTGACATGAAAGGACTTACAAAGAAAGATATGTATGCTTATAACAGATACATTGCAGACAGGAGACTACTACAACTTGGATTAAAAACTAACTTTGATCAGAGAGATAACCCCTTACCTTGGCTTGATGAAGTACTTGGTGTTGAACATCAGAACTTCTTTGAAGGCAGAGCAACCGCTTACATGAAGGCAGGACTAAGAGGTAAACAAGACAAAGTAACATTTACGGAGATATAAAATGAAAGCAACGGAAGCGAACATATTATCCTTCCATATACTTTTCGATAGTAAAGGTCGTTTAGTTACAGAGACTAGTGGTCTACCTTTAAAAGAAGCTAACAAAGTTTTTAAAGGTTACGATTTAAAAATAATCGAAACTGTAATTAGAGAAGCAAGACAGAAAATATTAAACATCCACAATGAATTGGAATCAGAACTGGATGCACTTAATGCTAATGTTAAACTTAATTAGATAAAGGATTTTTATTTGCAGCCTTAAGAGTATCTACTTCATTTTGTAGGTACTCTATTTCTGTTTGTAAAGCTACAACATCTTTACCCATACTGTTAGAAGTTTCTGCTATTACTTTAAGAGAAGGACTTATACCTTCATCAATACTTTTATTAATATACTCAACAGAAGTTTCTATAGCTACGAATCTTTCTTCTATAATTTTCTGAGCATCTTCGGTATCATCTATCCCACCTATTGCAGCTTCAAGGTTCTCTAACCTATTGACATACTCTGCTCCGGTGTATCCAAAACCTGCGAGCGTACCTACAATTCCTACCAAAGCTATTAGCTGTGTAGTTTTATTTTCAAACCATTCCATATCTTTCTCCTTATAAGTTTGGTTGCATGCTTATCATGCTACCTAATGTATTAAGACTAGCACCTGCTAATCCATAAAAAGCCTGCGTGTTATCATCTAATATTGCACCTGCATAGATTGCTCTAGGCTCGTACCAAGTATCTTGCTGTGGTATCTGAGCATCTCTGTACGTGTCAAACCCTGCAACGTAACCAATGTAAGCTACAAGAGTTGTACTATCAGCGTACTCTCCTGTCTCTCCTT